GTAATTTTGAAGGCAGAGAAGTGGGAAGCAAAGGTAGCTACCCATCATCTGCCCGCGTGTGGGCACAAAATGCTCCAAGAGGCCATCCTCACCTTCGTAAGTAAGGTTAGGCCGCTGAGCGGCTAACGCATACCTAAAAACATTAGAAGGTACGTACTTGGAAGTTGACCAAGCTACGTCGAGAATGCTCTCGGCAACCTCAATGGAGAGGTTATCTGAGGCGGACTTGTAGTCCCCGCTGGTAAGAGGTTCCTCCACTGACCTTGACAGGTCAAACCCAGCCTTACCTAGTCGTTCGTCTGTGACATCCCCCCTTAAGAGCCACGGCTGCTTTGATATTGTATCATAGAGCAAACCGTGCAAGGGTCGAAGCGATGCGCACTCAGCCCCGAAGCGCGTTAGAGCGCGGGGCTTACCGGCAGAATTGACTAGAAGGAGCTCACCTTCAAGGCTACCTGGTTGAGGTAGATTGAGGGACTCTTGCCACGCAGTTTGTCCGGCAGCAGCTAAAGTAGCAAGCTGACCGCCATATTTACGTGATTTGCCAATGCAAGAGCCAAGTGAAGGAGAGAAGGATTGGACCTTTCTGTCCCACGATGCGTCCCACCCCTTTGCAAAGATCTCGGCTGAGATCTCCCGTGCAAAGCGGATGTAATCGTTAGGAAGAGAGGGAGGAGGGCGAGAAAGGCGAGAGCAAAGGTCGGCCAACATTGTGCCCTTAAGACACTTGCAGTTATCCGGGAGCAGCTTCTTGATCGATTGGAAAGCCATACGGCATTCCTCTTGAATTTCAAGATCAGAAGCAAGAAACTCCTTTACCTGCCGGAGCAGGTCGGAACAACTTCGCAAGCGTTGAGGAGCGAATGTCGGTAGAGAGACCGAATGCAGACGCGAAACGGACGAGGTGGCGCGCTGGACAACGAGCGTTGTACGGGCCATAAAGTCGCGACAAGGTCGCGGGGTTCCCTTGGGTAAGTGCAAGACAGACGAAAACTGAGATTTCGAATGGTATCTCTTTGTTTTCACTTGAGTGTCTGTCATACTTACTTTAAGGAGGGTGAAGGTTCCTATTTCGGCGGAACCTACAATCACCGAACCCTTTTCGACCATACGTGATTGGTAAGACGGCACAAGTGCCTCCCAACTGTATGATGCCCCGGAGTCGCGGGCGTGGAGAAACGTTGTCTGACAAACGAGACCAGACCGGAACCATCCGAAAATGGTAACAATCATGGACGTAAGTCCGACGTGGTTTCTGTTTTTTACGAAAAACT